TGGTTCTTCACTCTGTTGTGTTTCTTAACACACTCATAACTGCAATACTTTGCATTGTGGTTTCTTGCAGTAAATTCATTTCCACATACTGCACATACTCTCTTAATTTCCATTATTGTTACTCCTTTACTTTTCATACTTTGCTTTAAGGGACTTTAGTAAGTCCTCTTGTACATTTGCTTTGCCTTGTAAGCTGTTCAAAACTCTTTCATCACAAGTGCCTTCTGTAATCAGATGATGGATAATTACTGCATTTTGCTGACCTTGTCTATATAGTCTTGCATTAGCCTGTTGATAAAGTTCCAAACTCCATGTTAAGCCGTACCACACAATAATATTGCCACCGGCTTGTAAGTTAAGTCCATGACCTGCACCGGCAGGGTGTGCTAAAAGTAATGGGATTTCTCCATTATTCCAACTTTCAATATCTGCTGAACTTTCCAGCTTTTTGGCAAACTTAAACCTTTCCTTAATTCTTTCAAGGTCGTGTCTGAAACTGTAAAAACATAAGATAGGTTTACCGTTTGCAGTATCAAGTAATTCAGAAAGTGCATCTAACTTCTGATTATTAGCCACCACATAGCCACCATTTTCCATATACATTGCACCGTTGCTATACTGCAACAGTTTGTTTGTTAAGGTTGCAGCAGTAGTTGCATTTACTTCACCATCTGCAAACTCTATGTAGCTATCGTGTTCAAACTTTTCATATGCCAGTTGTTGCTCAGGTGTCATCTTAACGCTGATAATCGAATCAATCCTTTCAGGCATATCAAGCCAATCTTCTGCTTTCATAGACACGCATATGTCCGATATTTTATTCATAATGGCACTTTCGGCATTTTCCTTTAACTTGTAATTGAAAATGGTTGTTTGGTTTCTCTGATTAGGTGTGAAATATCTTTCACGATAACCTGAAACAGTTTTACCTAACCTTTCGCCACTGTCAATAAGGTACATCTGACTCCATAAATCAATTAATCCGTTTGGTGCAGGTGTGCCGGTAAGTCCAACAACTCTTTTACTTCTTGTTATGTACTTTCTTAATGCTCTAAACCTTTGTGCTTTTGGTGACTTAAAGGAAGAAAGTTCATCAATAACCACCATATCAAAGAACCAACCGTCACCAATACTTGAAAGTTCATTAGTCAGCCACACAACATTTTCACGATTGATAATATACACATCAGCCTCTTGTGCTAAAGCTAATCTTCTTTTTCTGGGTGAACCTAAAATCTTTACTACACTTAAATCTTTTAGGTGGTCCCACTTTTCGCACTCTCTGCTCCATGTATCTTCTGCAACTCTTAAAGGTGCAATAACTAAAACTTTTGATATTTCAAATTGATTGTAAATTAGGTCCTCAATAACTGTTAATGTTATTACGGTCTTACCAAGTCCCATATCAAGAAAAAGTCCACATCTTGGTGTGTTGTAAATTTTCTCTATTGCCATACTCTGATACTTATGAGGAATAAACTTCATCAACAACACTCCTTACCTTTTCTTTACTGTCGGCAGTATAAACCTTTGCACCTAAAGAAGAAAAAAGTTTATGTACTCTTGTCTGATCCGGTCTTGGCTTTTTGCCCTTTGCCTTTAGTTCCACAAAGAAAATTTTTCCTTGTGGAAGTATTACTATTCTATCCGGCAAACCTCTCATACTGGCAGATATGAACTTTAGGCATAGCCCACCTTTATCTTTCACATACCCTATTAGGTATTTTTCCACATTAGCCTCTTGCATTTCTATAAATTCCTTTCTTTGTTGTAAAAGTGTAGTCATTTTGTAGTCGTTAAAATTCCCATTGTAAAGCCATTTTTCGCATTTGTGACTACAATGACTACATTATTTTCATAAACTATTACAGAATATAGGATTTATAGATTTTCCTATTATCGGTAATTTCTATAATCTCTATAATTCAATATACTTATATACATAAAGTGTAGTCATTGTAGTCAAACACTTAAAAAGCTGATACCTAAGCCATTTTCAATGACTACACTTTTGTGATTAACTGTAGTCATTTTTGCGTTTAAAGCCTCTCTGATTACCGTATATATCACCAAATCTAATACTATACTTCACCTGTTCCCATTCTCCTGTACGGATAATAATGTCTTTGATTTCTTTACTTTTCTGATAATTAAAATCTTTTCTATCACCACCAAAGGCCTCACACCACACTTCAAGTGGGCATACCTTATCCCTTACAACTGTGCCTTCTTCTTTAACGCCAAAGTCATTGCCGTTAAGGAATAATCGTCTGTCGCTTAAGTCCATTTTTGCCCAATTCTCAGGTAGTAAAGTGTTGAGATACTTAACCACATCACCGGTTAGAGGACTTTCTTCAAAGTGCTGATTCTGTTCTTGTTCTGATATTTTTCTTAATTCATCAGTATCCATATACAGTTTTTCACCTTGCTTATAAATCTGTACAACCTCTGCCCATAGTTGGTCGATTTCATAGTCTGTTAAGTCATCAAAAACATTTTTTACTGCCCTATCAATATGAACATCAATAGGGAAAAATCTTCTGTTACCTGTTGTATCTCGTAAAAATTCGTGTTGGTTAGTTGTGCCGACAAAGATACATTGCCTTTTCCTTACCTCTGTATGGTGTCCGTATGCTGCACGATAAGCGTCCTCAGACTTTGCAGTAAAGTGCTTAACTGCCTCTACTTCGTTTCTTCTAAGTGCTGATAGTTCGGCAATTTCAATTATCCAAAAGCCTTGTAACTGTTCATATGCCTCTTTGCCTTGTACAGTTGTCAAAGTATCACTAAACCAATGTTTCCCAAGTTTTCGTATAATGTAACTTTTGCCACAACCCTGTGGACCTACTAACACAAGAACATTGTCATACTTAACACCGGGATTAAAAATTCTTGCCACACCGGCAGTAAGCATTTTCCTAGTTGATGCCCTAGTGTATAAATTGTCATCAGCACCTAGGTAATCTATAAACAAGGTTTCTGCCCTATTTATACCGTCCCACTCTAGGCTTGATAAATAGTCCTGTACCGGATTGTACTGATTAGCCATACTAACTAAGGTCCATGCGTCCTGAATTGATGCTTTACTTTTGATACCGTATAGGCTTTCTGTATAGTGCCTTAGTCCTGCATCATCTGTATCAGTCCATTCTCTCTGTTCATCTGTCTTGTCCCATGGCAATATACCTAAAGCCATATGCCTTCTTGTAAAGGAGTTGTATGCCATTTTACCCTTTAACCGACTGTCATTCTTAAAAATCTTTAGGCAATTATCTATTGTGGGCAAATTGTTGTTCTTGCTATCTGTTGCAAGTTCAAGTATCCAATCATCATTACTTTCTTCACTTTCCACTATACCCTTAAAGTCCTCTGTGCAAGACTGTGTTCTCTCTTTGTGCATTAATAGTCTTACTTCTTTATCCTTAGAGGCAAAGTCCTGCATAGCTAAATATGAAGGCAGTTTTACTGTGGGAGTACCCTCTTTTGCATTATCGTCTAAGTCTAAAAACTTATGTAGCCTTACAAGGTCAAAGGCATTACAAAGTGTTCCACCACTTGGGTCTGTTGCGTGATTTGAATAGGCAAATTTTCCACCTTCATAAATAACTAACCCTGCTGAGGTACTACCGTTAATGTAGGTATATCTGTCCTGATTTTCACAAGGTGAATACACATTAGGTAAAAACTTTTCTATTACATCTCGCACATTATAGGTTCTGCAAAATGCACCTATTACACCCTTTTTTGTGGTTGGGTCTTCTTGCTTTTTTAATAATCTTTCTTTGTTCTTAACTGTTCTTGATGAATAAGGCCACTGTGAAACATCCTTCCAATCTGTGTAGGTGCTTAGTACCTTATCAACATCAAGTAATTTATTTTCCGAATGTTTAAATACATATTCACCGTCAATGCTTGTACTTGCCCAGAACATTAACCTTTGAGGTTGGTATGTAGTATCGTCAAACATATCAATACCAATATCCTCTGCAATTTTCCTTGCGACTGCCTCATATTCGTCCGGTGTACAATCTCTTGACAGTGGAATAAGTAATCTTAATCTTGGTTTTTCCGGTGTATGCTTATGTGTGGAATATATACAGTATGTGTATTCTGCAAACATATCAACTGTGTCACAAAAATCTTCACTTGCAAAATCTGCGTCAAGGGTAACTATTGAACGGCAGTTTACATTTTCTCTTTTTCTTCTGCCGTTCTTTAAGTTACCGGCTACAAAGCCACCAACATCCTTAATACTGTCTTGTTTTGACTTAGGTAAATTTCTATATTCACCTTGTGTTTCAGGTGTTCTGGTGGTTTTTTCAAGTCTTTTTAGTAACTCATCCCATGTGATAGTACAGTTCTTCCACAACTTTGTATTTACACTTAAACCGGTTGCAATACTGAATTTTCTAATATCTACCACTCCTAATCTTTCTTATAAAATGGTGTTTCATATGCCTCAGCTTTTAGCAGTAAGCCTTTAGCCCATGGGATAGGTTCGCCCATTATATCGGCTACTTCTTTTGCTGATGAAACACCTATCGGAACATCCAATATAACTTCATCGTGAACATGGAAATTGCACTTAAAACCTCTGTCCTCCAGCCTGATTATAGATTCAGCTAAACAGTCCCTTGCAAAGCCTTGTACTATATTCTCCACTAACTTTCCACCAAAAGTTTCCAGCCTTTCCCATGTGTTTTTAGTTTGGTTCATACCCATATATGTAATTGAGGGTCTGCCAAACTTGTTTTCTCCTATTTGTGGTTTAACATATGCAAGTTTTCTCCCTGAGGGTAGTCCTACAAATAGAATTCCTGACTGCTTATAAAATGACACACCACACTTTAGTTTTTGTGGTTGTCCTTTAATCGCTAACATTGCAGAGGTTTCACACTCTTTCCAAAATGATGTTATGTGTCTGTTGGTGTTTCTCCACATATCAACTAAAGGTTGCAGTTCTTCTTCCTTTAGCCCCATTTCTAAAGCACCCATAGACTTTAATGCACCTACAGAACCACCATAGCCAAGTGCAAGTTCTGCGATTTTGCCTTTCTGTCTTAAGTGACCGTTTATGCCATGCTTAACTACAGGTACTTTGAACATCTGACTTGCCGATGCACAATAAATGTCTCCACCTTCTTCAAACACTTTCATTCTCCACTTTTCACCTGACAGATAGGCTACTACTCTTGCCTCAATAGCTGAGAAGTCAGACACAATAAATCTGTTGCCTATGCTAGGTACAAAAGCAGTTCTGATAAGTTCTGAAAGAGTGTTAGGTACATTGTAGAGAAGTTCAAATATTTCATAGTCACCATCAACTACTGTCTGCCTAGCAAGTTCCAAATCTTCAATATGGTTTTGTGGCAGGTTCTGAACTTGAACCATTCTACCTGCCCATCTACCGGTACGATTAGCACCATAGAACTGAAGAATTCCCCTTATTCTGCCGTCAGAACACACACCATTAACCATAGCCTCGTACTTCTTTGTAGAAGTCTTTGAAAGTTCAGACCGTAAAGACAGAACCTTTTTAAGTAGTGGGTCATTACTTTGTGAAAGTATTTCTTTTACTACCTTTTTGTTAAGGCTTTCGTAGGTGTTTCCTGTACGGTTTTCTATCCACTTTTTAAGTTGTGCAACTGAATTAGGATTTTCAAGTCCTGTTAGCTTTCTTGACAGTTCAAGGCATTTTTCTTTGTGAAGTGTGCTGTACTGAATAGCATTCCTAGCCATATTTACATCCACTCCAACACCTCTATCGGTAATTCTTTGGTCATACTCCCACAACCTCTGTTCATTAGGGTGTAGTGGGAATTTATCAAGTTTCCTTTTAATTTCTCTTTCAACCACTACATCCTGAATACAGTAGCTCTTGAATATTTCCCACTTTTCTGTATTGTGTTGTGGCAAGTTTCTTGTTCTGCCACCGTTTGATTTTGTAGCCTTGCAGGGCTTAGAAAAATAATCAATACAAGCCTTACCGGTTCTATCCTTTTGTTCTTTAAGTCCCAGCACCTTTGCGACACCTGACAGAGATTTTGGAAGTCCAAGTTCTGCACTTTGTATCATTGTGCAATGCCACTGACTAGGTGGCATATCTATACCTAGATATTTCTTTAGACAAGTCCGTTCGAAGTTAGCATTAAAAGCAGTTTTGATTATTTCTTTATTCTGCAATGCATTAATAATTTCATCAGGAATTTTCTCACCACAAGCAGTATCAACAATCTTTACCTCTTCATTGTCAAAGGTGTAAGCAAAAAGCAAGATTGTAAAATCAGGTGCATCTGCATAAGCATACACACCTGATTTTAGTAGATTAACACTGCTATAGGTTTCTATATCAATGCTCAACTCTTTCATATTAATCTAGAAAATCGTCTTCATCCTCTGTAATAAGGTTGGCAAAGTCATCTTCTGCTCTACTTCTGCCACCCAGAGGCTCACCGTCATCTGTTTTCATAAGGTTGTTAAGACCACAGGCAATACCCTTGTTTCCTTTTGAATTAAAGGCATAGAAGGTAATAGATGCGTAACCATAGCAACCACTGTAGAACTCTGTTGGGTCAATAATAGGTCTGCCCTTACTGTCAACAAGTCCCGGCTTTGTTGTTGCGTTAGCATTAACAAAGTACTTGCCCTTGTAGTTTTCGTCATCTTCTCTTTCTTCGTCACCATCTCTTAGTGGTTCTTTTAGCTTGGAAGGAATTTTGCCACCAAACTTTGAAACACCTGCCTTCTTTGCACTTTCAATAGCCTTCTTAATGCTATTGATTGTCTTTGTGTCATCCTTATCAATAAGAAGTGACACACTGTACTTTTCAGTACCGTCATCATTCTTTCTTGGTTCAAAAACATTTGCGTATGAAAATCTTACCTTACCTGTGATTACCTTTGTTTCGTTATTGTTAGCCATTATTTTATTCTCCTTTGTTTGTAATATTCTTAAAATCTTCTACTGCATTTGCAGTTGAGTTTATAGCCGGTCTTTTGTCGTCACTATGTACAAGGGTAGGTTTGCCCTGTGGCTTTACAACATAGTCACCTAAAATTTCATTAAAACATTTTTTGCCCAGTAGCTTTTCCATATTAGATATAGTCTTTATTGACTTATTGAAAATGTCGCTTTCTTGGTATCCTAGGCTCATTAGGTGGTTGCCTATTTCTTCATCAGACTTTGAGTATTTGCGAATACTTCTGCCCTCTACTAATTTAAAACCCGGTATTTCTACACCATGGTTAAGTGCTTGATCTAGGGCATAGTCACTAACTGTCTTTACCCATTTGCTGATTTTGTCTGCTTGGTCAATAATATCTGCTATTTCTTCCATAGTAAGCTTTGCAGGTCTTTTAAAGTCATACATTGCAAGTCTTTGTCTTTCTTCGTTATATGCTCTGCATACTGCTCTAGCCTTGCAAAAACCTGAATCACAATGAGGACCTGCAACACACTCCGTTACATTATCATTATTGGCTCTCTCTGCCCTTGTCTTGACTTCTTCACCCCAAGCCATTAAACATTCAAAGCTAATAGTTTCTGTGCTGATATTGTCAATTCTAGGCTGATATATAGTCATTCTAATTTGCTTAATATCATAGAGAAAGTCAAAGGCACTAACTGCACCCAGTGCATAAAGTCGCATTTGTGAATTGTCCTTAGCTGACACCCTTACACCTGTACCATACTTTAAATCAATAATTTCAAGCGTACCGTCACCAATAATTACTGCGTCACCTGTACCAAAGCCTTCAGGAACCCACAGAGAAAAGTCAAGTTGCTTTTCAATATAGATTTGTGCATCAGGTGTCTTTCCTTTTGCCTCGTTGAACCTTTCAATTACAAAGTCCTTGTAGCTGTCTGTGTAATCGTCCATATCCTCTGTAATTTCAAGGTTCTTGATAGCATTGTGGTACTTAACTCTGTTGTACTGATTTAGTTCAAGTCTTAGCTTTGCCTCACCTAGAGAATGAGCATTAGTGCCTTCTTCTGCAAAAGCTGATGTTTTGTCAGGAAACTCTGACTCCATCTGAATTGAACCGGGACAGTTCAGCCACTTCTTACTGCCTGAGGCTGAAAGCCTTGCGTGTACTTCCGGCATTTTTATCCCTCCAATACTTTCATAACTGCGTTGTAGTCATCTTCTTTAAGTTCTGTTACCTTGTGTGCGTTAAACTGTGCTAAAATCTCCTTAGCCTTGTCCTTGCCTTTAGCCTTTGCAAAGGTTGCAAAAGCAGTTCTGATGTCCTCAATCTTGTATTGTGGTTCGTCCTTTTCTGCCTTTGGCTCTTCTTTTGGTTCTGCCTTTGGCTCTTCTTTTGGTTCTGCCTTTGG